TGCCGGTATCATCAACATTCAGGTTAGCGTTGAGTGCTGGGGTGTAATCGAGAACTCCTGCCATCGCGAGTGCCGAAGCAACGTCTGAAGAGCAGAGAATCATATTACCCTTCCCTCTACGAGTCTGTTGGGCGATAGCGTTAGCATCGCGCTCGATTTGGAAGATAAGACCCTTGAACTTCTCAACTGACCAGCGACCGTTGGAATCAACATCGAGGTCAAAAGTACCAGCGGTTGCAGTGTTTGCTTGAGCACCAGGCTTAGCAATCTTGTAAACGGTACGGATGATTTCGCGGTTGATTTCAGCAAGGATTTCGGTGGAAAGAATGTTAGCAAGTTCTGCTTCTGCATTCAAACCGTGAATTGCCTTGAGGTCTTGAGCGAGCTCTAACGAATACTCAGCTTTCAGTGCTCTGGACTTAGCGGTAACGGTGACTTTCTCAATCGAGAATGCCATTTCGTTGAACGCACCACCACCAGATGTGCCAAGGTCCTCGGAGTCATCGGTACGCATACCCTGACCAACATTATATTGGTCGGAACCAGTTCCGGCGTTGTTTGCTTGGTTAGAACCATCAAGAATAGAAGGATTAGTTCCACCTTGTGCGGTTGAACCCATACCAACGGCAGCGCCGCTGAATCCGTCAGTTAAACCAAGTGCTGCGTTTTGACCAGAGAATGCCGAATTAGCTTCGTTGAAGAATGCTTCGGTTCCGGTTTGGTTTGAATAACGTGAACGCATCGCAAAGATAAGTCCAGTAGGACCGTTCATTGGTTGAACGCCACAAAGATCATAAGCGATCAAATTGGGCATTGAGCGTCTGATCAAGGAGATCAGAACGGGGTCGAAACCGGCAACAGGTGAAGATGCACCAGCAGAGAAACCTGCATTAGCACCGGTGTTGGTATTGACTGTTGGACCTTCTGTAAGGAACTCACGCTCTTCACGGAGTTCTCTCTCTTGATTTTCGAGCAGGATAGCGGTTACGGATCTACGATGTGCATCTTTGATCTGATCCATTCCAGAATAATCTAGAATTGGAGCCCACTTCTCCTGCAAATATTCTGCGTTGAACATTTGCATTTGTTTTTACCTATTTAAAGTTTTTTTGTTTGATTGTTTATAATTTAAAAGTCAGATTTTAGCAACTCTTCCGAGTGTTTGAAGGTATGATTCCATTCTTCCACTAACCTGGGGTTGTTGGGATTGAACGTCAGTACTTTCTGACAAGGTTTCAGAGTCATCTCTTTGAGCGCCGGTATTTGTTGGGAAATAAGAATTTCTCAAAGTTACCAGTTTCTCACGATAGTTTGCTTCACCATCAAACTCAACATTTTCGGCAAGAGAAGCGAGTTTGTCCTTTTGTGAGAGTGCGAGACCCTCAACGACATCTGCAAAAATTACATCTGCAACTGACTCGGATAATCTTCTGTTTAGAGCAACATTTCTTTCAATTTGCTCGTTGAGTTTTCCTTCCATTTCATCAAGTTTATCTACCATACTCTCGATTACATCATATCTATCTTCAGGGATTGAAACATAATGATCTTCAAAAAGACCCTTCATTCCTTGAAGGAATGATTCGGTCATTTCAGTCTTGAGACCGTGCTCAACTGCGAGTGCGTTTTCGGCAACCCACTCGTCGGCAACATACTCAAGGTATGCATCGACACGGTCAATAAGTCCTTCTTTAATAACTTCAATTTCTTCTACGAGTGCTTGCTCATAGGAGGATTGAAGATTTTCTTTAATTTCGGCAACTTTAGATTTAATTGCCGTCTCGAAGATGGTTCTTGCTTTTTCTTGAAACTCTTCGGAGAGATCCTCACCAGCAAGAAGAGCATTAACATCTTCTTCGATACTAAACTCCTCTTCAACTTCCTCTTCTTCTTCGTCGGTAGAATCTACTTCATCATCTTCTTCATCATCTTCTTCTTCGACGAAATCATCTTCGTTTTCTTCAGTTTCTTCTTTTACGCTTGCCATAGGATCTGCTGCTGCTGCCTTGGCATTCACAACATCCTTAACTTGTGCAAGAGTTACTGCAGGGTCCTTAAGTTTTGAAGAATCGTCATCGGGACGATAATTTTCTGGGGTTGGACCGCCGAGATCCTCATAAGGTACAGTTTGACCTGGAGTTGCAACCGGAGTTGCACTCGTGGATGGAGATTCGGCAGGTGCGGCCCCTTTGGTTACTACGTTTTCCATTTCTTGTAAATTTCTACCAACGGACATTTTGTTTAGATCTGTGTTATAATCTATATTTATTTATAAATTAAAGATTTTTTAAGAAATCTTCAAATAATTGAACCTTATACTCATCAAGTAAATGTTGATCAACTAAGGTGTTAATTTTACGGTTAGTTTTTTCAATTAATTGCTCTGTAAGTTTTCCATTTGCGAAAACCCACTCCTTACCTTCAAATATCCCCTGCACGAATGCATCAGGAGCAGAAGGATCTGCCACAATATCGGCAGCAGTCGCAAGCATAAAATCTTCGCCAACGATTTTATGTCCCTCATTTGTTACTTTGAGAGATCCAACACCACGAGAAGAAACACCAAGCATAACGCCTTCGTTAATGAGGGCCATAGCAATTTTGCCCATAGGAGTTTCGAGAAGTTGTGCCTTACCTCTAAAATTATTTCCTTCACAAGTGAGAGAGATAATTTTATGAGAAACACGATCAAGATTGACGGTAGGACCATCTGGATGACCGAGTTCTCCAAGAGCACGTCCCTTAACGATATAATTTTCATTATATCTCTTTACCTCACGGGAAAGAGTTTCCATCGGATACATTCTTCCATTACGATTACAGATATTTCCCTGAAGGAAAACACCCTCAATACACATTCTCTTGGTTGCTCCTTTGCCTTCAGTAATAAATTTTACTTGTTGGACTTCTTCTGTGATGAGTTTCATTTTCTTAGTTTGTAAATCCTACTTTTGCTCCTTTTACAGCAGCGTCTGCTGCAAATAATGTAAATGTTGGGTCCTTCTCAACTAATGCTTCGGTTGAACCCAAAAGAGTGAATGACCCTACAGTGGTTCCGCCAGCAGTTTCTTGAAGTGTTACCAAGTGATTAGTACCAGCAGCAGCAGTGTTAACAAGACGAACAAGTGTTGCTTGAGAAAAACTAGTTCCAGCACCAGCAGTTGTTGGAAGTGCTGCTTCTTCGCCTTTAAGTAAAAGATTTGCCATTACTCCTGATCCTCGGTATTTTCTACATCACCAAACATCGATGCTGCCACTAAAGGTCGAGCAGAATCAACTCTGTCCGATGCCTTTGCGTATAATATTTCTTTAATTTTGTCGGATACAACAGAGGGTGAACTATCTGTTGCAATCAAATCGATAATTTCTTCCATAAAAAAGGTGTATTATTATAAGATTATTTATATCTTGCCACCTTTAGGAAGTTCTGGAGCTTCAGTT